GCGACATTTCCGACGCATACTGGGCTACGCTAACTTAACATGTGATCTAGAAAAATCCGGACTAATCCGGCAAAAATTCAAACACATGAATAAGATACGGCGTAGTCCGGAAACCTAAAGGTCTCCCCAAGACGACCACAGTCTTGGTTAGAAGTTTTCCCCTGCTGGCACTTCTATAAAGCCACATTTGTTGAGGGGGTGTCTGTCCCCCCGAGTCCCCTGTTCAAAAAGGGGAATCGTTAAGAAGTTTACTCCTGCTGGCACTTCTTAGAAGCCACATTTGTTTAGGAGGTGTCTGTCCCCCTGAGCCTGCTATACTATTGCGGGGTCGGGTGGGTTATGCTCATAATAAATTACGGGACAACCAGTCCAGAAGTAAGGAATGTAATCCTCGCCTGCTGCACAGTAAAAGTCAACTGCACTACTAGCGTCTGGGTCACACCATGTAGTGAAGAGCGATCCTCCAAATTGAATATAAGATGTCCAGTCTTGTTCTTTACCAGGCGCATGCCTAAAAGGACTATAGAACGGAATCTCCCATTCAAGCGTAGGATTAACTTCTCCAACAGTAATAGCGGACCCGAGCATCGCAGAGCTAGGTTTTCCTCGAGCTGCTAGAATACCGAGACCAGGTGTTTCAACAACCACTGAATCGGCGGCTTGACTTTGTGTCGCGTAGTCTGTAAACGGAGTCGTAATAACATTAGAGTATACAGCCAGATCATGGAAGCGTGTAACTTCCATTCTCGGTTTATTTTTCCCTATATTAACTGCTCTGTTCACAGCTTTCCAGCGAATTGAGCCGCGCCATGCCGAAAAACAATTGGTCACCCAATGAAGCATCACTGTGTTACAAAAGTTATAGTCAGCAGAAGCCGACCCAGCTGTCTGGTGAATGGCACCTGAAACCGCTCCTCGTAAGTACGGAAAAGCGGCCATTTGTAATTGTAACATTACAGGAGCACTATTTAAGAGCCCAACACAAGAATGTAAGTTGTAGCGTTTAAGCATTTGACGAAATGAAGTTATACATTCGCCAGTAAACACTTTATTAATTAACTCACCATCTTGTAAAGTTGGTCCTAGTTTCACAGTGTCATCATGTAGTGGTGCACTTGGCTCTGTAGTGTTCTCGGATTCTGGAACAATCTCTCCAGATTGAGGTTCAAACATTGGACGGGAAGAACGGCTACCAGTAGCATGGACGACACGATTAGATCGTGACGACAGAGGCGTGGATTCACGTACATCGTCTCCCCTGGACGAACCAGTCCGCGGTTTGTAAACATATCTTTGGAATTGATCATCAGGTACGAATACCTCAAAATCATCCCCCATAGATACAAACACATTGATTTCGATATCATTGGTAACAGTGCTGTTAGGAGTAGTTAACTCATTAACAACATATAATCCAATAACACCATTGCCAGCTTCACTATGAGCATATTGAGTAGTACTATACATTTGAGTGACGCTATCATAACCTGGAACATGGTGATCGAGCAATGTCCGATTCTGACCATTCCCAATCTCAATGGTGAAATCTTTTGAGTCTGCAATGTCTACAATATGCAGATAATTTGTGTTATATTCATTAGTCGCGATATAGTCAGGGTCGTAAACAACCTTTAACCTACCTTTGTGAAATGAGGAACACACAATCTGGAAACGAAATTTCATCGAACCCGTCCAATACTTAAATGGTAAACATGCCATAGCACAGGCAGGAAGATGCAACTCCTTTGGATTAGAACCTACTTCTGCCCAAATAGCTGGATCGATGCGAGCATTCCATAGGATTGTCTCTGGAGCTGTCCCTATGTTCCAACTAAAAGTTGTGAGATACGATTCGCGACTAGCAATATCACGGATATTCAGAGGATCCAATCCTCCTGACAATCCAGCGATTCGCGCGTCAATTGACAACTCTTGTTTCTCATCAACTGTCAGTTTGAAACAATTATCTGGAACATTCGTGAGAGCTAATTGCCCGAACGGACGTGGGACAAATGGATCAGGTGCCTTGGTAATAGGCGGTCGCGAATACCCAAACATCTTTGCTATATTTCCAACTGTAGATGCAGCCATCTCAGTTGCCAA